TTAAGATCATATAAATACTCCTTCCGTACTTGGCAATAGATTGGTGGTATATTTGCATTTAAATAAGCCATAGTTCCTCATATTATTTAATTTCGCCCCAGTTAGGACCTGATTCATAATCAACCTTGTTAGGAACTTTTAACTCTACTGCATGTTCCATTATGTGTTTTATTTTATCAGCTTGTGCGTCTGATTCAACAGAAAAATCTAATTCATCATGTATTTGTATATGTGCTAATAAACCTTCTTTATATAAATCAACCATAGCTTTTTTAGTCATATCTGCAGCTGATCCTTGAATAAGTTTATTTAAAGCTTTGTATGTAAATGCTCTTCTGTATCCATTATTATACCAATAATTTTTCTTTGGATTACCATCTTTATCTTTAATAACTTCTCCATTATCATCTAATAAATGTGGACCCATTTCTTTTAACTCTAACATAGTTTCATGATCTTCAGCGGGAACAAATGTACCCCAATCAGAACCTCTAAGTATAGGTTCGTATTTAGGAAATCTACATCTTCTACCTAATATAGTTTTTATTCTACCTTTGTTTTGTGCTGCAGCCATAACTCCATTAGTTAATTGTTTTATGAAGGGTACACTACCGTGATATTGATTAAACAATTCATCTGCTTTTTGTTTTGTTACTCCTAATTCATTTTGAAGTTTAGTTTTACCCATACCATAAAATAAACCAAGATTAATTGTCTTGGCATCTTTTCTGTCTATATTCGCTAGGTTAGCAACTAACTGATGAAAGTCTGTACTAGGATCTTGAATATAAGCATCTGCAATTGTTTTAGCAGATTCATATTCAAATCTTATTCCATAATGAGTTACTAATCTTGGTTCTTGTTGTGAGTAATCAAATGTACCCCATTTACAATTTTCTTCTGGTATAAATAAACTTCTGATTAATGGCCCTGTATCCGGATCTCTTGCAGGTATTTGTTGTAAGTTTGGATTCGCATAACTAAATCTTCCTGTAACTGTACCTCCATCATCAGAACGTATTTGATTTATATCAGCATGAATTCTACCATTATGTTCATGTTCTAAAATAGTATCTATAAATGTTGTATTAATCTTGTTTATTTTTCTAGCTTCTGCTATCATACGAACCACTGGATGTTCATGTTTAGAAATAAAATTTTTAGTAAAAGATGGTGAATCAGTTTTCTCAGTTCTGTCATAAGGCAATTTTAATTTATCAAAAACTTCTGCGATTGATCTTGCTGCCCATATCTGAGTATCTACTCCTGTTTCTATTTTTATTTGTTGTAATAGGTTTTCTTCTTTTACTGCCAATGCTGTTTTTAATTGATTGGCTTTGGACACGTCTACCCGGACGCCTAGGAAGCGCATATCAACTAAGCAAGGAAATAGATCGGTTTCAAGATTAAATATATCTTGAAGATCCTCTTCAATAATAATTCTTTTTAAATGATGCCAAAGTTCTAAAGTTAATGCGGCATCTTCTTCTGCATATGCACCAACTTCACTTGCAGGAAGTTTCCACATATCTGCTTTAGGATCTAATCCTCTTTCTTTAGCTGCTGCATTTAATAAACTTTCGTTTTTACCTTTATTTAAATATACCCAAGATAATGCATTCAACGTATAATTGTATCTATTTTCATCTATAATAGATGCTGCAATCATTGTATCTATTATTAAACCATTGATTTTTATACCTAAATTTCTAATCCAACATACGTCATACATTGCATTATGAAAAATTTTTGTAGAAGGTGATTCGCAAATATCTTTAAACCAAGATAAAACTCTATCTCTATCCATGTTTGGTCCTTCACCATGTGCTATTGGAAAATAATTTTTATATCCATCTACAGCTACAGCTATACCTACTACTTCACCTTTACCTTTAATAGACCCTGAACCCAGTTTCTTTAAATCTGGATCTCTAGTTTCTAAGTCAATTGCTATTTCATCTGCTGATCTTAAATCAGGAAATTCTGTAGGCGCTACCCATTCTGTAGTTGGCATTAACATTATTTCTTTTTACCTGTGTCTTTCATCTTTTTAATTTCTAATTCACAATAATGAATTATTTTTTCTAAGTCTTGTATGCCATTTTTATTTTTATAACGACACACATACTTAATAACATTTCCTTGAAAAAAAGAAAGATCGTTCTTAGAAATAAATTCATAAGGTTGAATGTTAAACGATTTGTAGTGATTCCCGCCAATCTGTTTATCCTGTGGAAATGCATCACTAAATATATCTTTATTGGTCATTATTTTAATACCTCCATTATGTTAATTACAAAAAATGTTAATGTTATAGTTATAAATATATCTGATGTTATTATTCTCATATTTCTCCTTTATTTTGTGACAGTTATTGATTTGGCCTTATGTTTAACGTAAGTAAGGGAATTGAGAAACCAAATCAAATTTGCTAACCAGGCATGATGCTGCCACCCACCATTTAGAAGCTTCTCTATCCCGTTCTGTTTATACTTAAAGTATAATTCTTTAAAATCTATATTCATTATTTTTATTATTTGCTTTCAACATGTATAAATTATTTCTAGCTCTTGTTGATCCTACATACCAAACTCTATGTTCTTCATCATGTTTGTCATCACTTTTTTTAACTGATTTCTTAACCATTCTTGCTAAATCTAAACAAAGAATAACGCTATCTTCTTCTCCACCTTTTGCTGCATGAATAGTAGATACTTGTATTCTTGGTTCTGCATCTAAATCCTCTCCATTATCTAACATATTTTTTATGTATTCTCTTTCAGATAAGTCTGCTTCTTCAAAAGCATTGTACCATTCTATATTTGAATTCCATTCTTTTTGTGGCGCACCAATAAATTCTTCTATATCTTTAATTTCTTTTTCATCTAATTCAATTCCTCTACACCATGAATTATAATTAACAGATGCATTATATAATCTAACTGAAAAACTTTTATCTCTATGTGATTTAAAATATAAATTTCTTTTTCTTAATTCTTTTGTAATTGTATTTCTTCTATAAACAGTTCTAGTTAATATTAAGTATCTTCCTTCTGTTAAATCTATTTGATCTAAATTATTTATTCTAAAAGATTGACCTTCGAAATCTCTTGGATAATATATTTTATGTTTTCTTAAACCTCTAATTTTTTCTAATGGTAATTCTGATTGTTCTTGAACTGCTCTAGATATTCTTTTAGAGTATTTTAATACAGTTTCTTTTCCCGGTTCATTAATAAATCTATTAACATCTGCTCCGGCCCAGGCAAATATAGCTTGATCATCATCTCCTGCTAAATATAAATCATCTGCATTTTCTTTTAACTTATCAAATAATTTCCATTGTAATGGTGATAAATCTTGAGCTTCATCAATAAATATAGTTTTAAATTTTGGTAAACTAGGTTTGTTAATTAGTCTATCAATCATATCATTAAAATCTAATTTACCGGTAATTCTTTTAAATTCTTTTAGATTGGCATCTAAATTTTTTAATATCCAAAGTTTAATTTCTTTTCGATTGTGTTCATTTCGATCATATTCTTCTTCAACTGTAGTACCTCTATTCATTGCTCTACCAATCATTTTAAAATATGGGCTATCAATATTTAGATAAAATATTTCTTCTTTATTATATTTGTCATAATGTTTTACTTTTATACCTGTCTTCTTACCTATTTTTACATAATCTTCTGGTTGCATTACCATAGAATCATTTAGTTCTAATTGTTGATATGCAAATGAATGTAAAGTTCTAAAGTAATTTAATTTTTCTGAATCTACTGGCATTCTATCTTTAGCTACTTTCGCTGCTTTTTTAGTAAAAGCAAAATAACCAATCATATCTAATGGTGTACCTATTCTAATATAAGCTTTTGCTCTACTAATTAATCTATGTGTTTTGCCTGTACCAGGAGGACCAAAATATTTATATATCATTAAACAATATCCTCTTTGTTTTCATATTCAGCTATTTCAATTACATCTTCTTCTTTATCATTAAATAAATATAATGGAATTTTTGCACAACCATTTATACCTGAGTATGGTTTATTTGTTTTTTTATTAACACCAGGAAATCTTTTTTTAACATCAAATTCTGGTTTTGGTAAATTTTCATCTTCTTTCTCAAACATTTTTGTAATCATGTAAGATGTTCTTGATGAATCTTTTTTCCAATCATTATCTTTTAAATCATTATAAAATTCATCATAAACAAAATAAGCATATGTTTCATCTTTTAATACATTACCACTTTTAAATGAGTTATAACTTGTTGCATTTGTATTATGTATATAATATTTTAAATGTTTCTTTAATATATCTATAGGTGTGGTCCCTGGAGCCGGTTGCACTGTATCTTGTGTTGCTAATAATGATTTAATAATTTCATAGAACTCTTGACCTTTAACTATTGGAGGTAATTCATCTGCTTGCGCCATCATCAATCCTCTTAATTCTTGTTGATCTTTGATTCTATTTACATCTTTTGCATGTACTGTAACTGTTTCTCCATCTTCTCTTTCCACATCAAAATAATATTCAGGATCAGGTTTAAAATCTACTTTGATTAAATTTGATAACCTAGGCCATGAAATTTTTCTATCAGATATAATTCCAAATTTTCTTTTTACACATTCAGATTTAATACACACAGATGCTAATAGTTCCTCATGACACTTGTGTCCTTTTTCTTGTTTCTCCCAATGTTTTATTTTTGTTTCTATATATTTATCTGTCCATATTTCATCAAATTCAAAATAATCTCTACCTGCTTTTAAAACCATTTTACCCCAGTTATCAGGATATTTTTTCTTAGCAAACACCATATAATTATATAAGAATCGATCTCTACCATCCGTCATTTTTTCTTTTGATAATACTTCTAAACATGGTGGACCATCTTTAAATTCATCTGCACCGCCTGTTAATTCTTTTCTAATTATGTTATCTGATATTTCTTTTAATTGTTCTGGAGTCTGTTTATTTAATTCAATACAATTTAAAAATAGTTCCAAAGACATTTCTTTACCAGAAGGATCTAATGCAACTCTTTCATCTTTATTAAAATAAGGTAGATTAATAAAGTTACCATTTATTTTATCTCCATCTGTATTAGTTCCTAATTTAGTTTGTTTAGGAAATACTTCTGTAGTGATTGGTAATTTAAATAAAAATAATACTTGTTCTAAAAATTCTTTTATTTCTTTTGCCTTTACAAATTCTTTTGTAAACACATATAAATGTAGTCCATTACTTTTTGATTTAACTGGTATTAAAGGTAAATTATTTTTTTCAATAGTTTCTAAATAAAATTGTATATTTAAATTTTTATATATCTTGGGATCAATATCTATTGCACCAAATCTTGCGTAACCATTGTCATCACAAGGCTGAATTCCTATAGATTTTCTTCCATGTAAATGAAGTCTATAATCCTCATCAGTAATTGGTTTACCAGACCAACCATAATCGCCTGCATGAAATCTTAATTTCCCTGTATTAGGATCTTTATAACCATTTTTAATATTACAAAAACCATAATTACGTTGTAACCCTGTAAAATACTTTATAAAATCTGTCATATTTATTTTCTAAAATAAAGGCTGGATCCAGTCTCCCTTCACCAGCCCTCGTTGCAACAATATTAAATAATATCCTCAGATTGAGTTTTATTATTTGTCTCGTATTCAGGTTTGATAGAACCTTTAGCAACAGTTTTTTGTAATTCCTGTGCCATTAAATACAAGTCAGCATCTTGTTTCTTAGAAACATCTAAAGCTCTTGCCATAGATGGTTTATAAACATGCCAGCTTTTACTTCCTGCTTTCTTAGCAACAGTTTTTAAATTGTAAACCGCTGCAAATGCTGCAGGATTGTAAACACCTTTGTCATCCTTAAATCTAAGATTTTTAATCAGCTGATTTAATTCTCTCGCCGGTGTTAAGTTAGACGATCGCATAGTAATTACTGCAGGTCTAGGTTCATCACCTAAAACTATTACATAAAAATAAGCAGTCTTTTCTATGTAATTACCATTGGTTAGTCTATACTTACCATTTCTTTCTTCAACAGCATCTGCTGGAATAGATAGATGCGTTGTAACAGGTGGAGCTGCTGTGTCTCCCATTTCCTGCCATTCTGGAAATCTTGTTTGCACATGTGCAACAAGAACATCCACTCCTTTATCTCCATCTGTAAGTGTACCTAAACCTTTAGCATAAATCATACCAGGTTTTGCACCCTCTACATATTTAGCATCACTTGCATTACATTCAGGTGATAATTGATGAAGGATTTTTAAAATCGGAGTTGACATATCATCCGATTTGATTTCTTCGCTACCTCTACCAGAATCACTTCTTAGGTTTATAGTAGCCAGTGAACCTGCACTGTTCTTTTTTTCTATAGCTGTATTTGCCATATATTTACTCCTATTATTTATTATTTATTATTTATTTTTTATTCTTAAAATACGTTTGATTTCCATCAAACGTACTAAATAGTTCTTCAGGAACTTCTTGACCTTTGTCCTTCCATTCCTTCATTACTACTTTGAGTGTCGATGGGTGAACTTTCTCCTCTTGGATAGGTTCATACCCATTCGACCTCGCAAGGCTAGCGTAATCGACAGCCTTGTTATCTTCGCCTTGACCAAATGATACTGTAATATTATTTTTTACAATATCACCTAAGCCATTTTCTCGAAGCCAGTGTATCGCTTCTGCTTTTTTATCAGCTCTAATTGAAGCGCTATAAATTTGTTTTACAGATAATTCAGATCCATCTTTTAGTTTTAAACTAGATAGATTCATGTCTTCCATTAGTTTTGGAATAACAACACAACTAAAATATCTTTCATCTTCTTTTAAATCTTTTACTTGTGCTTCTAAATTTTCTATTTGATTTTGTATTGATTTTAATTTCTCAATTTCTTGAGACAATTTATCCGGATCAATATTATCAGTTTGATCAGGTGCGTCTTTTCGTAGATCGATTAACATATTACTTCTCCTAAATTTAACTTTTTAACTTTCATGATGGTATAATAATTGCTTTGAAGCAATTTGTCAAGAGCTATTTTTGATGAATATTTATTTCTAATGGATAATAGGTTCTTTCTTGACGGTCCCATTTTAATAATTTAAATTTTCCATTTGTCATTTCTGATGCAATTGCACAAGTTACTCCAATAATTGCTGGATCACCATTTAATAATAAATAATCTTCTTCTGTAAAATCTTTTAATTTTTGTCTAATTGAAAATATAAATGGACCAGGTGAAAGCATTATTTGTTCTAATGCTCTAAACATAATTACAATGTCACCATATTTTCTGGCACCCATAATATTATATTTAGGTCTTCCTGTTTCCGAGTCTACCGGAATGTCTTGTAGTAAATAAACTTTAGCCATTGACTTTTTTCCTTTTTATATATATTATAGTAATTAGAAAGAAAAGTAAATAGAACATTATGAATTATAAATTTAAAACTAAACCATATGGTCATCAATTAGATGCATTAGAAGCATCTTGGGACAAAGAAAACTTCGCCTATTTTATGGAAATGGGTACCGGTAAATCTAAAGTATTACTAGA